CTGTATCTGTGAAGTCAAGTGCTTTGTAGTCGAGTTCATAACAAAATTCGAGCATAGGTGACCACTGGTGCTTCGCTACCCTAGCACAGGTGTCAAGCGGTTGTCAAGTCATCAAATTCTTCGACAGTAGTATGGATCAGATAAATGTCCTCAACTTCACCAGTTTCAGATAGTTTCCATCTGAAATCACAACGTGTGTCATATACTGATTTTGTATCAACAAAGTCTCTCTGTTCTTGTGTAAGAATTCCTCTTTCTTGAAGTTTATCAGCATATTTCACTGACAACGCACCATGAATACCTTTCTCTTGTCTGGCAACTTTCTTATCATTCCAGTTGAGAACAATACCATCAGCATATTTAAGATACATGTGATAAATGTATCCACCACCATGCAACATCTCAATTGATCCTTTAACAGAATTAGGACGATGCTGTGCAAAGTAATGAAGCTCTTCTACTTTATCACCTATGTCCAGATCAGCAAGATTATATGTATTGTCATGAACTAATACTGATACAAAATTTCCCTCTGGATCAAGTTTGATAGCATTAAGTGATGTTGCATAAATGTCTGTCTTAGCAGTCATCGCTTCAATCTTGGGTTTCACATCTCTAATCTCTTCGAGTTGAGTATAACCAACAAAATTATTCCATTTGTATAAAGGCAACTTCATATTACCATGGAAAGATGACCACGCCAGTCCAACAACGTCTGTGTAAGAGATTACATCACCATTGTTATGTTCAATAATAAAATACTTTGCCCAATCAGGGGAAGCATCCATTTCTGCTGTTCCTCTGACTGGAGATTTCCATCTGAATGGTAGACTTAACTTATTCCTCAGTGTATCGTCTAGCACTGGTAAGTAAGTAGTATCAGCCAAACTACTATATCGATATGGCATCTTCTCGATGGTAGAGAGATGCTCATATGTCAATAGACTATACTTTTCGGCAACGTAGTATCTATCGGAAAACATTATTCGTTAGTGGCAATTTGTTGTCCTTCAGCATTGTATAGAGCATAGAAAATATAATTTTCTGGTGTAGTACAAGATGCTTGACTTTGTGGAAGATTGTCATCTAACCATTCCATCATGATATCTACGTTATCACATTCAATGAAAACATGTTCAGACATCTTCAATGCTGTCCATAGATCACCTGGCAAGATGTCTTCATAGTTTGCCCACGATGCATTGATTGCATCAACATCTGAACTGGTGTTCCAACCAACAGACCTGAAGTAGACAACTGGTTTGTTAATCAACGCAGCATGTCTTTCAATGAAGTTGTCGAAATAATATACGTCGTAGTGTGTGTTCATTTTACTAGTAGTTTCCAAGCAATAGTTATACGAAGTCCTGCAAATGATCTAGTGACAGGCTCTGCAGCGTGTCTCATCTTTCCTGGGAATAATACTGCTGTATTTGGTTTTGGTAACTGATAGTGATACTCACCATCTCCTAATTCAAATACTGTCTTTCCACCCCATTGAAGTTTCCAATCATCAATTGCATAAAAGAGAAATGTTCTTCCCCTGTCATCATACCAATCAACATGAAGATCTCCAGCAGTACCAAATGTATGCCCGTTAGCATACACATCATATAATTCGTACTCCTGTTGAGTTTTCTCCTGTATGATATTTAGAAGATACGTGCTGAAGAACTCATACTGTTTAAGATCCATCCTCCAGAAAGGATAACCTCTCCTAGGATCACCTGGATCAAATGACCCATGACCAAAATACCAATTGTCAGAGTTGACAGTATCTAATACTAACTTCAGTGTCTGTTTATCAAAGACATCATTAAATGTTTGTACCATATTCTCTTAGCAAATTCAATCTAAGCTGTTCCAACCTCTCATCAGTAGATCCTTGAATACATCTACCATACTCGATGATCCATGAGCGCATGAAACTATCTGTGACAATACTTTCTAACCAAGTGACAGCAACGTTTCGTGTCCCTTGTGTGACAGGATTTACCTTATGCCACAATCCAGTAGAATATAGTATTGCTTTCCCTGCCTTTGGTTTGTGAACAGTCTCAGTATCACCCACCTTAATAACTAACTCACCACCTTCATAGTCATCATTTAAGAAGATACTCATGCTGTAGTGTGCATGAACTCCTGCAATAGGAAAATTATCTAAATGATATCCATATTTGTGTCCTACATTATATTTCAGAAAATATAATTGGGATATCTTATCAATAGGATATGTGCTATGCATCTTCTCATGCATCATCTGCTGGATAAAGACACAGGCGTCCTGATATTCTTTACCATCAAAGCACATTAGGTTTTTCTTGATCTCTGATGGATTGCTAATACTACCATCAATATAGTTGAACTTCTTAGTCTCTTGATTTAAGAAGTTCAAATCATCTTCACTCAGAAGATCAATCTCATATATCATTCAGCTACGTAATAAATGTTCCAATCGATTGGGATGATGTCATCTACTCTCAGTAGTCTCATCATTTCTAATACTTTAGCATCAATTTCTCTCTGTGTCGAGACCTTACCTTGAGCTCTTGCAAGGTTATACATTGTTTGCTCTCGCTGATTGCGGAAGTCAGTAGATGCTTCAATGTCATGATATACCCATTGATCAGGATCATTTGCATCTAGATATGCTGGTGGATTTTCTACACCATCATACATTTCTCTGTATACATTTGGGTCAACAGGAAATCTATACTCGTAAGTATACTTGAAATATGCTAATCCACTATCAAATTCATCAGGAGATTTTAATACTTGTGTGCGTACATGTGCTCTCCATGCTTTCCACATTTCTTTCTCACCTTCCCAACTATCTTCTACATCAGGAAGAATTCTCCAGTCACTGAGTTCTAGTAAAGAGTTTTTCTGTCTCTTGAGTTTGAGATATCTCTTCTCATACAAAAGAACTTCTTTGTCAACCTCTTCTACCAAAGCTTCAACTTTCAAGTTCTTGACTTGATTTGCAACTTCTAAGAAGATCTTAATTTGCTCATACAGTTGCTTTGCTTGATCAGCAGTACCATCAGAAAACTGATAAGTTGCAAAATACTGAGTATTTGTAGTAAAGTCAGTTTTTAACTTTTTACGCTGACAGAAATATGTGCCATCATCATAATATTGGAAAAAGTCAAGTTGGTCCTTGGCACTATGCCAGAAAGGATCGATAGCAGCTGCTAAAAATCTTTCACTCGCAGTATCATCGAAAGCAACTCTACGTCCACCAGGAGCAACTTTGATAGTACCAGTATCCTGGTCTAAGTAACGTGTTTCTTCGTTGATAATCTTGTTAAGAAAATCAACTTCTAATAAAGGAGTTCTGATATTAAATGCCATTGATCTACCTTATTGGTTTTTGATGTACCATCCTGTCAAGATATATTTATCCTCAGTCAACACTGTATTTCCTTTATGAGTGTGAGTAAACCCTGCTGGCCAGACTACAACTGTACCCTTTGTTGGTCTAATTCTTCTTCTTTGATACAAAAACTCAGTCTCTGCCTCGCCTTCTGGCATGTCATTGAGGTAAATCATCCACACTAGTTCACGATTAGCATGAAGCATGTCTCCATCTTCATGGTGCCAAATGTTATATCCACCACCAGGAACAGTTTTTTGTACTTTAATGTCGTAACTAGTTACACTACTATGTTGTAGTGAGAAATATTCGGTCATGTAATGCTGAACACATGACTTCAATACTTGATTAACATACCTTGCAAATGTAATGTTATGGTAGTTAAGGAGAAATGCTGTATCTTTTCTCTTCAGGGGACCACCATACATGCTTTGCGATTCAATGACTTTCATCTCATCCATATGATGACCATCATATGAAGCTCCATGCTCGAAAATATCCGCGCAAAAAGTCAAGATATCATCGCATAACGGTGCTGGCATAAAGTTTTCCCAGACACCAATAAAGTCTTTGAATTCAGACTTTGTTATGTTTTCGTCGAGCATCAGTTCAATTGGTCTAAAACCAGGAATAGTATTATCTTGCTCTTTCACCATAATTAATATGCCTTGATCATGTATTTAGTCTTGTGGAATGGAGAGATAATTGGAACTTGTCTCTGTGGTTTCATTGTAACATCAGGGACAGGTTTCTTGATACTACTAGACAACTTAAATGTTCCCTCTGTCATATCCATGAACAACTCGTTCTGGGTAAAGATAATGGGAATATTTTCACCCACACCACCAACGCCTCCAGTAGAAACGTTTGAAACAACCATGAAGAATTCAGAACCAAGTCCTGGAGTATCAGCCCATGTTGGTGCTGTCAATTCATCACCTGGCTGAAATCCCGAACCAGCATTAATAATCTGATTAACTCTAATTCTAGTGTCACCAAATAGATTATCACCAGTAAGAGAAGGATATGCCTGCATAGTATAGTTAATAACAAAACCTTCTCCATCACCAGTATAACCATCTCTGTAACGAAGTTCTTCTTCAACAGTAATTTCTTCTCCTGGTTCTGTCCAGTAGCTTTGACCAGCAAGTCTATATGTCCACTCGTTAATAGTTTTGTTAACTAGTTGCATTTCATCATAAGGACCATCAGCACTTCTTCTTTCATACATTTGGAAAGCAAGAACACCACCAGTAGTACCACTATTACTTAGTCCACCAGCACCATATGGTGTATTAGGATCACCAACACCACCCAAGTTACCACCACTAAAGTCAGTATTAGGATCACCAACAACATACTCAGTAATTAAGTGACTGTGAGTTCTAACACTTCCACTAGCTGGTGTATAACTACTAATTCTAAATGTAGATGGTCTAGTATCGATAACACCAGCAGTTTGTTGGGAATTTTGACCAGCTGCATTTTGAAGAACAGCACCAGATAGTCCATTAATATCAGACAACCACCATGTAGTGAACTGCTCTGTAAATCCTTCATCGTCTTGGTCACCAGGACCCAATCCCAATGATGCACCTTGAATTTGTGCATATTCAGCGTTAACGTTCTGTCCAGCAGGTAAATTACTTTCTACCCAGTCTCTCAAGTCAAAATCATTTCCATAATATTCTTTAAGGTTATTGTAGATAGCAGTCCAATCACTTTGAATAATCTTTTCCCAAGTATCCCAGATACTATCTGAATCTTTAGGGTCACTACCTGTAATTCCGTAAGGATATGCTTGGACTTCAGAGAATTGGAAACCAGCTCTACCACCAGATCCACCGCCACCCCATGGGATGACAGCTTCTCCTTCTTCAGCATCAGTAACAGCAGAGAAGTACAAGTGATCGTGTTCTGGAACTTGTACAATAACTGAAGAAAGAGGACCAATGGTTGCAGTGACACTACCATTAATAGAATACTGAACTTCGCCAGTTACAGTCTCCAATCCATTAATTCTAACCGTACCAAGAGAGAAGAAAGCAGATTCCAATCCATTATCACCAGTTCCCTCAATCTGTTCTAATGGTTGTGTACCAAGAGTATCTACTTTATCAAAGTACCAATATCCACCTTCAGATCCAACAATATCAATACCACCACCAGAACTACTGATAGGTAAGAAAGCAGAACTTCCTCTACTACTATCAACAATGCCTGTACCACAAAGCTTTCTATTTCTGTAATCTGGAATTCTAAAGTTTCCACTATATTCATTATATGTTCCAACTACTTGACCTTCGTCATCTAAAAGATCTTGGGCAGTAACAACTACTGCACCACCATAATGTGTTCCAATAACTTCATACAATCCACGATATGCAGCAGCATTTAACTCACGACCATCACATTCAATAAATCCTGGATATCTACTTTGAACATCACTAGGTACTCTATTTTCAATGTTACTAAGGGCACCACCTGTTCTGGACCATCCATCAGGAATTAAATCACCATCAAGATCTCCATATGATGCATCACCCTGCTTCATAATAGGAATAACAGTTCCAAGAGGATATCCATCTTGTTTGTATGACTTAATACTATACCATGTTCCTACATTTGAAGGAGGTGTTGGTAGAGTTACATAAGTTCTTGCCTGCCAAACAAAAGGATTATTGTTGTTATCACCTGATCCACTACCAACAGAAATAGTTGTAGTCTCTGGTGTGTCAAGTTGATCTGAAGTCTTAATAGTGAGAGTTACTGCAGTATCAGTTGCAGGATCGAAAGTTCTAGGACCAGTAACAGCTTCATCACCATCAATAGAAATTAAAGCATTATATCCACCAGTGCTCTCAATTGTGATAGGAACATTAATGCCACTAATAGTGAAAGGAGCACTGGTTACAAATTGATTTGGATATTGATTAACTAAATTCTGTGGTGGTTGGAAGTCAGCAACTGGGTCTGGACCACTACCAGTCTTTACCTGCCAAGTAGTAATAGGAATACCACCAACATTAATTTTTACAGTTCTAATTTGTCCACCATAATTTGGTGCTGATCTAGCAAATAGTGCTAGTTTATCTCCAAGTGCAACAGTGGTTGGGAATGATCCTAAAGATCCAACTGTACCATCTGCTTTTGTTACTCTAACATAATACTCAGTTGCTGATGTACCAGTAGCATCTAATGTAACAGGAATGACAACTTCTGGATCAATACCAGCAATACCTGCTTCTGGTGCATCTTTAGATCCATATAAAGTATCAGTAAGTGCATCATCTATATTTTCAAACTGGAATGGAGATGGTTCAGTATCAGGGAACTCACCTGTTGTAACTGTCCATGTATCACCATTTACACCATCACCAATAGTAACATTTGTAGTAATTGAACCAAATGCAGCAGAACTAGATGTAACTCTCAACTGAACCCAATCACCATTAACAACATCACCAGATCCAGCATTCCAAGTTACACCACTAAGAACTTCATATCCATCACCATTCGTAAATGTAGTGTTTGTGTTAGATCTAGCCCATTCTGCTGATGAGTTTGTGAGTAGTAGTGTTGCAACAGAGTTTGGAATTAGTCCATCAATTCTCAACGGTTCACTATAAACCATCTGACTTGCTTCACGATCATCAATATCTTGCCAGTCAGGGAATGGTTCTGGAATATTTTGTGCTGCGGCTTGAGTTTTAATCTGCCAAGTTTCGTTAGCAGTACCAATAACTAGTGTAACTAAGGTAGTGCTATTAATTGCTGGTTGAGAGAAACCTCTAATCTGAATTAGAGCACCATTTTCTACGCCCTGAGGAGCAGTACCAGCAAACCATCCAGTGTCCCAAGTTCCATCACCATTATAATCAATACGAGCACCATAATAGTTGGTTGGATCTTCACCTGTAGGAACTGGATAGTTTGAAGATACAGCAACAGCAGCTACAGAACTATCAGTTAGTTCTTCAACCAAGACAATAGCTTCTGCTGGACGATTACCATCACCATAAGTATACATGGTGCTGAATTCAGCATCCTCTACCTTCTGGAACGGGAAAGCTTTAGGTGTTAAATCTTCTGGTAGTGTCTCAATATACCAGAAAGTATCTAACAGACCAACACGAACTTGGATAGTGATAGACGTTTCCCATGCATCAGGAGCTTGGAATCTGAACTGTACGTAATCACCTTCAGATACATATAACGGCGTATTTGTAAATTGATAATCAGCCATTCTATCAGTCTATAGTTCCTGTTGTATTATTTATCCTATGGATTTAAGTTCCTGACATCAATCCAACTACCATCGAGATTTTTCTGAACTTTAATTGGATGATCAGATAAGATCTCAACAGGGACATCAATGTCATTAATCAGGAGCATTGTATCAAGAGGTCCATCTTCAGGAGATATAACAGGTTCCTCATTTTTAATTAAACCAACACTATCAGGAATGAGAATATTATCTGGTGTCTGGTCAATATTCACGAGAGTAATTACATTTACAATTTCTGTTCCTGCTTCTCCTTCAGCAGTATATCTAAATGTAATTGAGGATGGACCAAGATTATTCCAGAAACCTGACATATCAAAATCAACCTCTTCATTAGCAACTTCATTAAAATCAGGTGCTGTTGGGTTCAATTCAAAACTAGTTGGATGTGGAAGAGTATCATCTGTAAATACAGAAGTCGGACTGGTTGTTCCATCGAGATAGGTAAAGAACACTTCAAGTTTCATACCAATATCAGAGTATCTGGTAGTATACGAAGATGTAATAGTTGCAGTATTATAATCAACAACTCCTGGAGCATCTGCTTCCAAGAAAACAAGTTGAGAAACCCTAATAGTTGCACACTTTGTATCAGAAGTTCCACCAGGACCCTCAACATAACCACAATAAGTAGTGGTGTCTGCTGGATTGACAATTGCCTGTGATGTGAGTAAGGTATTAGCTAAATTACCACTAGTCCACGTCAATGTTTCACCAGAACCAGCTGGTGTTGTTGACCAGTTGAGTTGAGTATTAACACCAGGCTTTCTTATAGCTTCTTGTTTATTTGGATCACCCAATAACCAAATATTGAATACTGGTTTTGGAATAAGAGTAACTGTTACAGATCTAGTTTCAGTAGTACCAGTTGTACCCTGAATTGTCATGGTAAACGTAGTCGTTTCAGTAATCGTTAGATCATCATGACCAGTAAACGACAGGGATTGACCATTATTGTAATTTGAAATTGTAACCTGAGTAACTTCACCAAATGCAACCCAAGTTAATCGGAATGATTCACCTTCCTTAACTTGTGACTTATCACTTGTAATAAATCCAGATGGTGGTAGATCTTTATTGTGACCTGGGATCCAACGCTCACCACTGTCACTAGTCTCAAGAACAATAATAATACCAGCATTAGAACATGCAGTTTCAAATGCAGCGTAAGATCTCGCTACATCAACCTCTCGCATAGATCCAGAGATATCCAACCACACAGAAACATATGATCCTGCAGGAACATTTTGTAAGTTACAAATACTAAACCAATCAGAGATATTTACGGTTTCATCATCTCTGTTTACCTGCACAGTATATGCATATGGATCATTCAAGAAATTAGATGGTCTATTCAGTCTATCAAGTCCATACCGTGGATTACTCTGTGGAGGGTCTGTTCTAAATGTAGCCTGTAGTAGATAGAACGTTCTGTCTGGATAGTTACTTCTAAATGATGCCCAATCATTCGAGTGTGTAGTTACTGATGGAGATGATTCGTCAATGATCGAAATACATGTGACAAGATTAGTATAATCAATATCAGTGTGAGCAGAAGTCTTAACAATATTTGGATTTGCTTCTACTACTTGAAGATCTTCAGGTATGCTTCTAGTAGAAACACTTTCTTCTTCAACTTCAACTACTTCAACTATTTCTTCATCCTCTTCAATGCTACCACCAACAGGGATAGCAGGAGCTCCAAATGACCTAATTTTTTGCCAAGTATTCTGATCATTATTTACAGAAACCAAAATTGGATTTGTTGCTTTAATTTCAACAGGGATGTCAACATCATCAACTAAGAGGAGTTCTGATAAAATTTCAGTCTCAGGAGATAAGATAGGTTCCTCCTCTTTAATTTTACCAATACTATCGGGAATTAAAATATTATCAGGTGTTTCATCAATGTTAACTAGAACATCCTGACTTGGAATTGTTTCCGATCCACCATCTCCAGAAAGTTCTAGAGCAAATCTAATAATAGATGGTCCTCTGTCAACCCATGTTGGAGTATATGTGTAAGTTCCACTAGTATCATTGGCAGAACCTTGACCAGCTTCTGCTGAATCTGCTAATGGTAAATCTACATTTGTGACATTATTGACACCATCCAAATCAATTGTAGTAATTCTAAGCCTTACCTTTGTGTTAGCATACTTTGCTTCCCATGGAACATCAAAAGATACATCACCGTAGTTAATCACAGATGGAACAGTAAACTCACCTTCAGGTGGTTCGTAGACAACAATAGTAACACTATAGTTTGGACTGGTTCCACCAAGACCACTAACTCTTAGTGTATAAGTTGTAGTAGTTTGAGGTTGAACAATAGTTGATGATGATAAGAGGGTATTGCTAATATTTCCTTCAATCCACACAAGTGTATCAGCATCACCACTAGTAACCCAAGTTAAAGTTACCTGTTCACCACTCTTGATAAAATATTTGTTAGCAGTAAAGTTAACTGTTGGTGGGATATAGACAACAACTTGTCTTTCTACTGTTGTACATCCACCCTCTCCACATACAGTATATGTGTAAGTTGTAGTTTGATTAGGACATACCTGCTGACTACCACTGAACCCTGGATTACTAGTAAAATTAGAGCTGGCACTATTTCTATTACCACTAGAACTCCACGATAAAGTAACACATTGTCCTTGTGTAATACCATTACCAGAAGAATTCAACGAAGCTCCTGGTTTTGCTGGTTGACTTGGACCATTTACTCTCCACGACATTGCACATGGATTGCTATCAAAGTTTTCACTACCACTAGTGTTGTAAAAACTCCAAGATACGGTTACAGTATTACCTTGATTATAGTTTCTTGAGGTAGAATTACCATTTTTATTAAATCCACTAGCACTAGTACAAGTACCATTTAGACATACAGTTCCTACGTTATCAACTGCTGCTGTAATTGTGTAAGTTCCAGAATAAGAAGCAGTAAATTGATATGATCCAGATGCGGTTCCCAAATTATTAGCATTTGCACTAGTATCAAATGGGTGTGTAGCATAATCATTCATAAACCCAGACCATGCTGGGTGATCATATGCAGAATAACCAGGAATATTCAAACTGGTTGCATAAGTGACCAGTGTTTTTACACTCTCTGGATCTGCTTCTACAACTTGAAAATCGCTAGATCGTTCTACAAGTTCTTCTTCCTGTACAAATTGTACAGCTTCAAATGGTCCTTCTATCTCAACTATGTCTTCATCCTCTTCTATAGATTGAGTTTGAGGTATAGCTGGAGCAATTCCAGTATCTCTTACTTGAAGCCATTCTCCTTGATTATTAATTCTAACCAGAATTTTATTTCCAGAACTGACTTCTACAGGAATATCAATGTCAGTAATCTGATAAAGATCAGTAAGAGTTGGTGGTGCTACCTCTTCTGATGGAGATCTTACATCTGGATCAGATTTAATTACACCAGTGGTATCGTCAATAAGAATTTGATCTGGTGTTTCATCAATTATAACAAATGTAGTGTAATATCCACCATCATCAGGAAATTGTTCTGTGCCACCATCTCCCTCAACACGCAATCTGAATTGAATATATCTTGGACCTTTATCGTTCCAACTAGGTGTATACGAAAGAGTTTCTGTGCGTGAATAATCAACAGGATCTGAATTTGCTAAAGCTGTGTTGGTGACTTCTAAATCGATTGTCTCTACAACTGTTGAAACATTATCAACATCGAGATAGATTACATCTAATGTGTTTGCAATGTTAGCATAGTTTACAGTATATTCAATGTCAAAAGTCTCTACACCGTAATTAACACTAACTGGAACATCTACAGAACCTGTTGGAAGTTCATATACATTAATTGTCAGACTATAGAAATCACTAAATCCACCAAGCCCGTTTGCTCTAGCAGTATATGTAGTAGTTTCTTGTGGACATACCGTTTCTGTACTAGTAAGAAGAGTATTAGAAAGATTACCTTCAGTCCAAACAAATGTATCAGCATCTCCAACAGTTTGCCATGAGAAAGTTACACATTCTCCTTTCTTGATAGAAACAGTATATGGATCACTTGCATCATCTGGTCCTACTGAGATATTATAGAATATAATTCTTGGTTTGTAAACAACATACAGTTCAATATATCCTTCATCACCATCATTTGCTGCAGTTACACCAGCAATACCATCAGTTTGTCCACCACTTCCTCTTACAATATCATGACTAGTTCCTAAACCATATGTTTCTGAAGCTTCAAACTGTGCTCTAGTAATTGTTCCTGAAATAGCAGCACCACCGCCGCCACCCATACCAATAACACCAACTTTAAGTCCAGTTGTGTTAATTGTAAAACAACGAATGTAACCATTAGCACCATTTCCATTTTGGAACCAAATATCGATACCATTGGCAGTTTTATTAGCAGTACCATTTAGACCATATGTTCTTTGTCCAATTCCTCCACCTGCTGCCTGATCACAGATTAGATTAGCTGGAATGGTGAAAGTCCAATTTGAATTAATATAAGGTGTAACAAATCTCAGCGAATAATACTTACCATTTGAAGGGGTAGTACCATATATACCATCTGGTGCCGATGGGTTTTCATAATCCAGAGTAATATCAGTAGTATTTCCAGACTTTGTAAAGTCATGTGTATTAGATTCATTATCAAATACGTGCGTCATGGACGACGTGTATGTTCTAGCTCCAGTAGATCCATCACCACCATTGCCGCGTATAGTGTTACCTAATTTACCTCCTGCTCCACCATCGTTGTCAACAATATTATCAAGTGTTGGAAATGCATATGAAGCTGAATTGCTACCATCTACCATGGTGAGACTGACACCACGAGAACCCCACCCATAATCATCAGTGGCTATGCCACCCTTACCAGCATCAACTAAATCCTGTTCTCCCTTAAGACCGCCTCCAGCAGTTAATCCTAAAAAAGAAGTCGCTGTACCATCACCACCAGAAGTTCTGACAAACGGATCAACATTATCATTTACATTTTCTCCTGCTCCGCCACCACCCCAGATTTTGAATTCAATATATGCTGTATCAGGATCAATAGTAAACGATCCAGAGTTAAGGACTAGAGTATCTGCCATTCCTTCCTCCTCAGAACTTGATCAAGTATTGAACTAGAATAAAGGGAGTAACAAGGTCGTCAATTTTATCAATATTTGCAACATCAACATCAACAGATACAGAAACTCCACTCAGATCAATTTGAGTTTCTGGATAGGTATATGTAAAAGCATTAGCATACGATGTTGGTCTCGTAATATTATGTTTGTGTATAGATTCTGTTCCAGCTTGAGATGCAATACCCAACTCATGACCACCACCACTATTACCAGGAAGATTACCACCTGTTTTACCACCCTGAAATCCTACTTCGTGTTGTGTAGACCAGTTCATTAATGTTGGAAATGCTTCATGAGTATGTCCTTGGAAGTTACTAATGTCAAGCTCTGTCTCTGAAGTAGCACTCGCAATATTGTATCTTGGATTTCCTAAGAAATTCAAAGTAGCACTAGGATTGATGTTAGCATTTCCAATGTAAAATGACGAAATAGAGTTACCGAAATTAGAAACAACTTCTACCTGTGGTCCTACTCGACGTGCTCCATTGTTGATAGATTCTGCAGTTCCATCATCAACAAAGTAATTATTGTAGATACCTGTTCCTCTTCCACCTGTAATAACCTTAGATCCTAAATCAGGAAGAACAAATTGCCCAAGATCACCTTGTGAAGCATCTGCCTCTCTTAAAGTTTGATTTTCTTTTCTAAATCTACTCTCTGATCCGACACCAAGAACTTGAGACAATGCAAGATAATCCTTTGCATTCAGAATAGACCCATCACACTTCAAATATCCAGCAGGAATGTCATTTTTGAACCCATTCTCCGTTGGTTCATTTACATTTGCAATGTTTGGAGTGGAGTGGACAATGATAGATCCACACATACCACCATATTTTCCTCTTTCTCTTGCGTAATTTGCCATTTTAGTATGCTCGGATTAAATAGATGACAGTGAGTGATGGTTGTGATACATTCATATCAATCTGTAATGCTCCAACATTTGACGCATTATCAAGAGTTGCATTAGGAATATTTACCACAGCTTCTAACCTAGGTTGTGGTTTTAGTGAAGCTTGGTCAAATGTTACAGAGAAAGGATCGTGTGCGTGTGCAAAGAAATCATTTCCAACTGTCCATGCTTCTGCTGGGTTACTAACTAAAAGAGCTGTTGGTGCTGCAGCAGATTCATCGGGATAATAGTTTCTATACCCCAGTGGAACTTGGATCTGAGATCCAAAAGATCCGTATGGAATAGTATCACCACTGCTAATTTGTGGTCCACTCTCGGTATTAGTACCCGCGCCAGCAGGTTGCCAAGTGTTAAATGGTGTAAGAGGAGTTCTACTTACTCTTTGTGGGTGTAAGTTGGATGGTGGACTTTCAGAGTTAAACTGACCAACAACTCTACCAGGAAGACCATTTCCACCAAATCCACTATATGCATTGCCAACCTGAGCAAAGTTTTTATCTCCAAGATACTGTTCTGTACCACTATCGCCTACCTTCCAGAATTGAAGGTTTGCACGAATAACATCAGCCTCTTGGTCAGATAGTGGGAATGAATCTGTTTCGTCATATGAACCATATCTATATCTAAATGCTACCGTATCCCAAGGAATAGCACCAAGTCCTGGTCTGGTAGTATCAATATTCTGTATAGTTGCATATGATCCTGGGTGTTGGTGTGGTCTTACGTGTTCGTGACCAAGTTTTCTACCACCAATGAACACTGATTTTTCACCTTGACCATCAATAATAGTGTTACCAGTGATAGCACCAGCATATCCAGTTCTATCATTTAGAGTAAAAATAACATCAGTACGTACATCAGAAATTGCTGGACTAAAACCATTATCACTATTAGTTCCAATATATGGACCAATAATGTTTCCAGCATCACTATCAGTGTCAATACCTAAACCAAATCGATCAGTTTTACCACCAGCATTAAAATAAGACTGTTCAATATCAACTAGCGCCTTTCCTTCCAATAAATTTGGCAGAGAAAATTTTCCAGAATAATCGGGAAACGGATTGCCATTTGCATTAAAGGGATCTTCAACGTTAGTTGCTTCATTATAAGTATCTCCAATTGTTCTGGCAAGAAGAGGATATTCTCTGGCGATAACTCGATCACCATTACAAATTAACCATCCCTTCGGGATTTGAGATAAAGCTCCCGACCAGGGCATGATGGTGCCAATTACGGCACCATCCATTTCTTGTCTTTGTTGATAGAACATGTGATTAAACGTTGATTAGATACCAACCAGTACGAGAGGAAGGAACAGATTGACCGCTTTCGCCTTCAACCAAGCTTCCTGCGTAAACTAGAGCAAATGCAGCGTATGGTGTTTGTACAACCAATTCACCACCATTGTGTGTTGCATATGAAGATGCAGCAATTCCAGTTAAGAGAGTTGATCCTGTGTTAGAACCATCATTCATAACTTTTTGGTTTGTTGCTGCTCTTACAACTAGTGATAAGTTGTAAGTCAATGCCCCACCAATATCTATAATCCTAATCATATCGCCCATTTGAGCGTTGCCTGGTAGTTTCACAATTGTGTTACCACCAACGTTGAGGAAGTAGTTTGTATTGACTTCTGCAGTAACAACAGAATCTGCATTGTACTTCCAGAGGCGACCACCAGAGTTAGAGAAGTAATTCGCTTGACCAGCGACCATAACAGAACCATTATTTTCAACCTTAAAGATTTCATTGCCTGCAATGTCCTTAATGCTGAATTCTTGGTCAACCTGAGATCTTCCAGCGCCTTCCTGATACTTAAGATTGATACCACCGTTGATATCAAGGGATCCTCCAAAGTAGGAGATACCAGTACCTAGAGCGGATAGAGCACCGTAAACAGTTAGGTTGCCATTTGATCCGTTAAAGTCAAGTTTTGGATCAGATAGATCTGCAACACCATCATTATCAACTCCAAAGAACTGCATACTACCAGTGCTGTAGATGCTACCAGTTGCAGTATCGACCTGGAAGGTAACGGCTTCAGTTACATCAGAGTTTCCACCATTTGTTAGAGTTAGGAACTCTGTGTTGCCCTGCTCAGTTACTTTGAACAGTTCAGATGGTTGTGCTGCAAATGTGGTTCCTTTCAGGGTGATCGTGTCATTAGTGGTCAACTTACCAGTGGTAGTTGTGTCACCAGTTGCAGCGTCAACAGTGAAGCGGTTAAATCCTGCACCAGCGTTGATGTCACCGAAGATGAATGTATCACCTGTTGTAGATTCTACACGGAAGGTGTCATTTGCACCACTTGGATCACCAGTATTAACGATTAGAGACTGTGGTGAGGTGCTGATTAGTTCCTTGACAGAAACAAATTCGCTCTTACTTAGTCTGAGGAAATCTCTAGTGGAGAGGCTTCCGCCAAACTCAGCAACACCAATTCTTACATCAGCGTTACCATTACCAATTCCAGATAGTGGTTCATCTAGTACGCCATCAGAGTTGAGGTCAGAACCAGTGATGAAGGATGCATTAGACTGCTTGATAAACTTAGCAATGTAAGTTTCATCAGGGTGATTATTATAGATGCCTGTTCCTTCTTGACCACGAGAAACGATTAGTCTGTAACCATTTGTATCTTGAGGATTGACAACGTTTGCAATACCTTCGATACGAACAATCTCACTCTCTGCTTCGTTTCTTAGTCCAGTGATTTGGTTTTCACCAGATCCAACAACATCAGGTGATAGTGGATTTGCTCTATCAATGAAGAGTAGATCACCACGGGAGAAGTCAGTGATTGCTGGTTCTGTGATTGGTAGATAGTATAGAGTACCAGTGTCAACAACACCAGCAACAATGAATGTCAGTGTACCAGCAGTTCCAGCAGATCCAGTCTCAGTACCACCAAGATCTTCAGGTTGAATGATAATCTGGTCGCCAATTGCATATCCTTCACCAGGGCTTTCAATGTTAACTTCAATGGTCTTGTCAAATCTAACAAGAACAGTAACAGTTGCACCAGCACCAACACCATCGGTAGTTGTTGGGACGAAAGGATATGTAGCAGGTGGTCTAAAGTCACCACCGTTGTTGACGATAGTATCGAATGTGGAGATTGCACCACCAGCAACTAGGTAAGATGTACCACCCCATGGTCCTTGACCAGGAGTATCAATGTATCTTCCAGTGTCCTGATACTGATAGAAGTCGATGTTAGAGTTCTCTACGCTACCGACAACATGAGGAACGATAGTAGTGTTAAATCTACCTCTTTCAATCTCAATAATACCAGCGTTTAGACCACCGTCTAGTCTGATGTTACCCTCAACGATTGCAGAAGCAAGAACGTTCAGAGTGTTTCTGATGGTTGTTGTACCACCAGTGGATCCCATTTCAAATGTGGTTGCGTTTGTACCAAGCTTAACGGTGTTAGTTAAGTCACCGTCAAATGCACGGACAGATCTAGTTCTAGTATAAATTCTAGATTCACTAGTTCCTTCACCTTCACCAGAACCAAACTCAACTTCTTTTGAGTAAATGTCAGTAAAGAATGTCTTGATGTTAGTGACAGAATCTGTTGTGCTTCTAGCATTGTATGCACCACCAAAGTTCAATCTACAAATACCAGTGTTGATATTTTGTACTGTTGCAAAATCAACCGTAGCATTTTGTGAGTTGCTGTGAACTCTCAATGTAGTGGTAGTTGCAGTAGTACCAATCTTGAGGTTTTGCTGAGTGGTAGTAGTACCTAGGTTAATTTCTTGTCCTAGGGTTGTGTTAGCAGCAATGTTAAGACGGTCTGCTACACCGAACATGTTAACTCTTACTGCATTAGCAGGAGCCAGAGCAAAGTCAGTGTTGGTTGTAGTGATGTCACCACCATTAACCTCAAGGTCACCAGTGATCTCTAGATTTTCATGAATTCTAGCATCACCAATAACAACGAACGTCTTATTGAGTTCCTTGAAAGGATTGATGTTATCTTCAACCTTAGTATTGATACCAACTCTACCACCATTGGTGGTCATTACTCTCAATACAGAAGTATCATCTGGATCAGAACTGTCTCCACCAACTAGGAGTGCATTGTCTTGTTCTGTTTCAGCCTTAACAATGGTAGTTTCGTTAAGATAGTTCTCAATGGTCTTACCACTGATGAATGCAGTACCAACAACATCGAGGTTTGCTCTAGGATCTGTTTCATCAGAAACAAATTGGTTCTGTGAAGCAATATGAGCAGAACGTGCTACGGTGTTAACACCAAGTTTGAACTGACCCCAAGTGTCTGTATTGGTTCTGAGTGCTTCTGCACCTAGTACACCAAATTCTTTCCAGATAGACTTGGAGATCTCAACTAGAGGAACAGCAAGACCCTCTGGACGTGGTGGTTGAGCAACAACTTGTGTTGCCCAGTTCTTAACAGCTAAATCCTGTGTTGTAGCAGCCTGGAAGTGAACATAGTTGTTATCAGGATCAAACGCATCGTCTGGGGGACTGTATACAGTCCAGATACCATTGAGATCAATATTAGGCCAGTAATTAGAGATCTTAATCTGACTTGCTGCGTCAATACCAACACCTTCAAGGTCTTTGTTAGCAATGTTCTGTTGTAAGAAGCTATCATACCATGTGATCTTGACGACGTTAGTACCATCAAACTCGATAGTTGCGATGTTAGCGTTGTTAACGTCCTGGAAGAAGTTAGAGAATACCCAACCAAGAGAACCAGACTTACCAATTTCTAGACCCTTAAGTAGAATGTCACCTGGCTTAGCGAGTACACCATTGTAATCTGTAAACTGGTTAACATAAACTCTGTCACCACCTTCTGCAACCAACGCTCCATTGTTTGGAGAGATGTTGGAAGGAACACCAGCATACTCATGTGTCAGGACTTTATAATCTTGTCCATCTCTTCTACCAGTGATACCAAATACAGCAGCATCTACTCTGTTCTTGCTGATGCGAATATCACCCTTAGTTCTAGGTCTGAAGTTGTCATTGTCGAGACTTTCGTCTTGCTGTTCATTCGTTACAGGATCGATTGAAGTTACGTTAGAACGGATGATTAGACAATCACGAACTTCAGTTAGATCATTGTCTTGTACGCTGATGACAATTGGAGAACTGAATGTGTTTGGTAGATCACCATCACCACCAACAACTGTAATGTTCTGGTTGAACGTTACAGGTGTATTGAAGGTGGTAACGAGGTTACCGAGATCATCATCCTCGTCCTCACTATCGTTCAATACAGCGGCTTCTAGGAACGTCTCTTCGCCTGTAATAGCGTTGATCTTACGGTTACCAATATAGAGGTCACCGTTGGAGTTCAGACCTGTGTAGAAGACGATACCACCGTCTTGTTTCTTACTTTGGGCATAGAAGTCCTCAGTAGGTGTTAAGACGATCTCCTGACGTGCTGGGAGACCTGTGGAGTAGTTACCAGGACCGAAACCAAGGTATTCAAACGTGTGGTTACCAGCACGAGCGATAGATGGTCTTCTAAGTTCAACGTAGTAACGCTGATCAGAAACAATTGTGCTATCACCAGAGATTGAGATAGTACGATCTTCTGAACCAGAAGTTGCATTACCTACCTGTGCTCTAATCTGGTTCTCACCAGTATACTCATAATCTCTAAATGCTGGTTGAGAAGTTAGATCATCGACAAGTTCTCTAGTTACAGATCCCTTGTAGTCGTTAGTAGTAACAAGACCATGAATATAGTTGTTAGCAGCAGAGTATGTTGCTGGTGGATCTAGTAGATTTTCAACAACAGAAATCTCTTCAGAACTTGTACCTGCTTTCTGGAACCATAGAGGATCGTTCTTGTAGTTCAGAGGATACAAGCTGCTAACTGGTTGAGAGAACTTGAACTTCTTAAAGTTCTCAGTTACACCAGCACCAGTTGGGAATGGAGAAATGTTACCGCGTAGGCAAGAGAGATAGTAAATACCATCTTGCTGACCTGCAATTCTACGCTGTAGTGTCTCGTAGCTGAAGACATAGAATGTATCTTCGATGACACCTGCATCCTCAACACTATCAACATAGTATTCGTTACCAGCATCGTCCTGGATAGTATCACCAGGAGTGATGGTGTAAACGTTAGCGCCGTTTTGCTTGTAATAATACTCAGGATAATTTTTTCTGATTAGTGTTTTTAGAGGTAGCGATTTGCCAAAATCTTGGTCGGCAAGCATGTCTGCGAAGACAACTGTGCCACCACCTTGATCCTGTGTGAACTGAACGTTCTGATAGTCACTGAACTCTAGTTTTCCACCACGAACATTCTTAAGGATGAGGTAATGCTCACCACCAATAGAGAAATACTGGTGGATATTAGCAAGACCCGAAGAATATCCGTTCCAATATACACGGCTTTCTTCTGTTTGCTCAGTCTTGTTAACAATCCAATCACCACCCTGAGGTGCGTTAATCTTAACTGTTGTGAATGTCTCGTTCTTAAGACCAGAGAAATCAACAGCGTTGATTGTATGGTCAAAGACTGTTAGTTCTAGATATTCCTTGAATGGATCTAGAGGATCTGCAACCTTAGAAGCACTCTGGATTGTTGCCTGAATACCAGAATTGAACTTAGCAAACTTAGCATATTGAATGCCATCGTTGGTAAGATCCTTTCTGTATGGATCATATGTTAGATCCTCATCTAGTCCAGCAGTAGCAAACTCTAGAGCATCCATGCCGATCTTTTCAGCAGCTTGGACTGGGTTTCTAAAGTCTGCAGTGTAGACGTTACCAGCAACAGGCTTGAGTAGAACCTTCTGTGGTACTAACTTACGAGTGTCGTCAGTTCTCGTCTTGATGACGAAACCATTGATAGGATCTCTTGCATTCTCAAGATACTTAGGAATGACATAACGTAGTTTGTATGTTCTATCATCTGCTTCACGCTTATCTTCAATACGAGTGAACCACATATCAGTGGATCTGTTTCTATCAGCAAGGTCTTGCTGATTAACTCTCCAGATAATGTTCTGCTCATAAGTTGTAGCAGGTACGTTATCAGTATCAGCCTCGTTCTTACAATTGACGAACCACTTACCAGTGTCAGCAACAGTGTTAGTGAACCCTGGATCAAAGCGAACTGGTGATCTACGCTTGTTAGCGTACATCTTGAATGAATAATCACCAGGAACAAATCTTACAGGATCGTTCTCGTTAATTGCATCAGAGTGAGAAGTGTAGATAGTAACAGTCTTCTCATTCTCATATCTTACATAGAACTCACTGTTGTAGTTAAGTCTACCAAAGTTAGAGTTGATGGCGTCGGTAGTTGTGATGAATGAATCTTCTGCTTGGTTAGTAGATCCTGCACCCTCAGCACCAGCAATAGAAGGTAACTGACTACCTGGATTTGCTCTGAAGAATACTCTCTGAGGTTCAACAGAAGCAAATGGTACGTCAAAGATGTGAGAAACATCAGTCTGAATACCATTGGTAACAGATGAACTTAAAGTACAGTTGTAGCTGTGTAGATCATACTTAAGATCAAGAACAAACTGATAGAGATCAATCTCAACATCCTTGTCAATGCTATCAGATTCAGATGAATAGATGTAGATACCTGCTGCAGCATTCTCAGGAGAAGTTGCAAGCATCAGTTTTGTCTGTGCAGCAGAATCAAATACACCTGCGGTATCACCAAAGTTAGTTGGTTGTGTTCTTCTACCAGGAGCAATTACATAGTAGGTTGTGTTGGTGTCGAAACCATTAGGTAGTCTGACGAGACGCTTATCAACATCAACATATTCTCTCTTGGTTAGATCGAAGCGAGGACGTGGTACAAGTCTAACAGGTGTTCCAGTCTCCAATTGGTGTGGGTTGGTGCTTCCAAGTCCATCAGTATTGATGGTGAATACTGTTGCTCTCTTAGTAAATTGACCAGGATCAGCAGTAGGTTCTACTCTAGTTACTGTGCCAGGACCACTCTGGATGATATCAATGATGTCACCAACCAAGCTATCGATTGTAGCCTTGATGCTTGCACACTCAGGATAACTTTCGTCCTGAATAACTTCAGGGTTGGTTGCTCTTGCTCCAACCTGAGATAGAGTTGGTAGAGTATCTGCCCATGTACCTTCTGGGAAGGTAAAGTATAGGCTAGTTGTTTCAGTTTGATTAGCAAGTCTCAACTCACCAAGATTGAGTTTAGATCCTTTAAATCCAAGTTCAATGTTCTGGTTGTCAACAATTCTCTTGATGTATGTTTCATCAGAAATGTTGTCTTCTAGTTGGACAGCATCAGGTTGCAGGAGACCATTTACATATGGAATTCTACCACCAGTCTCATCATATTCAGCAACCTTCATACCAATCAAGAGACCCTTAGTATCTCCAACGTTAACGATTGCACTACCAGCTTCAGTGTCACAACCTTGAATTAGAACGTCGAAGTTTCTCATGGCAGCAATTGCCATGTCTCTTACATATTCCCAAGCGTCTACAGTTTCAACTGCTTCGCCATCGATATAGTCTAATGTGTTACCAACATAGTATGCTTCACCAGCTTGGATGCTGTTGATGTTACCACCAAAACGTAGGTCATTAACAACAGCGTCAACAATGTAAGAAACGTCACGGTAGCACTTAGATGCTGTTGGATCATTAGTAAATCCACCCTCTTCAATAGCAGGAAGATCTGCAAGGTTGCTACCGATAACTGCATCGCTAGCAATATCAAATAGAGTTTCAATAGAACCACGAACGTTAGCACAATCCCAATCACCATGGGTGAGAGGAGGAAGATTTGCTAGAGTTGCGAAACCAGAGTTACCCTGACCAGCAATAGCGTCACTGATAATTCCTACTAATGTATCGATTGTTTGTAGAACATCAGAGCAATTTCCGAGTTGATATCCAACCTCACCAGAAGCTCCAATGATTGATTGTGGTTGCTCAGGTACAGATCTTGCAGCGACTGGAAGACTACCAGCACCAGTTGCGCTAGTACCAATAGCATCAATAACCATGTCCATGAGTGTAGTGAATGCATCAACTGCACCCTGGCATGTTGGGCTTTCCCAATCTTGAACGATTGTAAGATCAATAAACTGAACGAGATCGAAGTTTGAACCAGTTGGTGGAACTTGCTGGTTTCTGATTACATCAATACCAACTGTTTTAACAAACTCAAATACCTTTCTTGCAGCATCACGCTCGTAGTCAAGGAAGGTTGTTTGTAGTGTGCCGTAAGTAACACAGTCTTCTACAGCAGATACGAAATTGTGCTCATAAACATCAGCAGGATCACTAGCACCAACGTTAACTGTAATGGTGTTAGTATCTGCAGCAACAATCTGCAACCATGTGTTAGCAGCAGGGTCAGTAGCACGAGGATATGCTGTTGCTGTCTGATAGTTGTCAAGAGCACAGGTGAATGTCAATCCACCAGTAGCAATCTTGATATACTGATTAGCAACCATTCCGTGGTTAGGAATAGTAAGGATAGACAAACCAGTAGCTGCATCATATGTTGCAGTTGTTGGAGTGTATCTCTTTGGATTTCTACCACCAAAGATGTTAGTTACATAAACTTCTGCAGCATCATATGCCTTGTGGTTACCGCCAAACTTGACGTTCCACATGATTTCTTCGAGAACTGCATAAACATCATCGAGACAATCTTGCTCAGATGTACCAGCTCTTGGTGTCCAAGTAATACCATCGTTAGCGAAGTCAAGGACCATTCTCTCATATGCTTCCTTGGCAAGCCATTCTTTGTTTCTAATGACCAAATCATGTGCATCAGCAAATAGATCGCCAACGATTACAGGATCGCCAGTCTGATCTAGAGTAATGTCACGATCTTGACCATAGAGTAGATTGTTGATTGCCTGGTTACAAGCATCAGCAACTCTCTTGAATGCAGTGATAGATTGCTCCTTCTCTTCGTCAACACCATTAGCAATCAGGTTGTTGTTCTTATCGAAGTATGCTCTGGTAGCAGCAATAGTGTACTCGTTACCACCAAACCAGAGATCCTGTGCAATAGCATCAACTAGGTGACCGATATCTCTACGGCACTTGCTTTCACCTGCCTCTAGTCCTCTTGTAGTTGGAGGAACATAATTTGCATTGTTTACGTCCTCAAGAGAATCTAGATTGCCATCATTGAGAGCCTGAGTAACAATGGTTGTCAGTGTAGAGATAGCATTCTGAACGTCCTGACATGCTGCAGGATCTGTATTAGCAAGATCACCATTGCCATCACCATAAATGCTCTCGCCCTGAGGAACATTAGGATCAGTATACTGAGTATTCAACTGGTTAGAGACTGCATCCATTAGAACATCTCTAGCAGTATTGAAGCCGTAGATGCTCTGTGCAACCTCACCAACTAAACCATTAGAAATTGGTTGTCCACCATCAGTGAAATACTTTCTAACAAAAGTTCTTGACCATTCGTTACCATCAAGGAAGATGTCCAAACCGATAGCATCGATGAAGAAACCAATGTCTCTTGCACACTTATCAGTAGTTCCACCAGGGAACACAAAAGTAGGATACTGTGCCTGAATTGCTGCAATAGCAGTATCAATTGCATACTGCTTGTTTCTTCTGATTAAACGATATGCACTCTTATATCTTGATCTAGATGTTTCGTTAGGATCTCCTGGGAAGTAGAAGTAACCATCAACACCAAGTCCGTCTTCATACACTGCAATCTCTGCAAGTGCATTATCCATGATGTAAGATCTGTTTGCAACAATACGGTTGCGAGCATCCTTATAACGTCCAGCAGGATCGATTAGGTTGCTAGCATCATATGTTACACCGTTTGTAGTATCACCAGCTTCCTCTGCCTGTGATCCAGTCTGTCCCTTACCAGCAATGAACTGAGGATACTTGTTAGTATTACCATCAAATAGAATGCTATTAGGATCAGGATCATATAGATCTGCTTTATTTGGTAGCAAGTTAGCAACTGCTTTCTTACAAAGATCTCTTGCTCTGTTGTATGCCCAGTTTGCTTCTTCTCTAGTAACAGCAGTTGGGAACCTTGTCTGTGCTCCATTGAAGTCAAAGAAGTCTCTTACTGTAGTAACAATATTGTTGTTACCACCATCTCTAATGTCTTCCGCGACGGCATCAACAATCTCAGCAATAGCATCGAAGTCGATGAATGTTGCTGGGAATGTGAGTTGTGTAGAAGATAGAGCTTCATTAACAATATACTCTCTGTTTGCAGAGATTAGATCATATGCGTCAAAATATCTGTTTGCATTAGCATCACGACCAGGGTTGACATATGAAATGTTCTGAAGTCTTGGATGTAGATCAAGAATATAACCGAAGACTTCCTCCTGGATCATCGTGCGGTTCTTCTCGATCATGTTTGCTGCATCAGCAGCACGCTGGTCGATAGTTACCGAAGCACCAGATGGATTGAGGATAGAAGGAACAGCAATATACTTAACGAAACCAGTTGGTTCTAGTGTTGCTGTGAACTCACTGGTTCCAGTATCACCAACAGGATCGAGGTTTACATATAGTTTCTCATCCGTCTTAGCACCAAGTCTAAAACCATCAAGTGTTACAGCAGGACGATCGATTGGTTCGATGATGTCATTGCTACCAAGATATAGCTTGGTGAAGTTATCAGTTCCAGCACGAGTGCCTTGAATATCAACAGTGTAATACTGTACTTTCTTGATATTTTCTGGTTCAGTTCCAACAACTCTTGGTGGAATGATGTCTGTTAGATAACCACCCTTATCTTGGTTAAAGGCGAAACCTTTGAAACCAATAGCATG